TTCTCCCAGTGGAACGAGGTCTTTGCCGACGTCACCATCGCCTCCGCCATCCTGGACCGTGTCCTGCATCACTGCACCGTTATCAACATCAAGGGCGAGTCTTACCGCTTGAAAGAACGCAAGGAATTTATGCGCCAGAAGCAGCAAATTGTGAACACTCTTTTTGAGCAAGGAAACGCTTGATTTTGTCCCCCCCTTGCCGCCGAAAAACTACAAAATTTCTTCGGCGTTTTCTTACAATTTCATATCGGCGTTGACACTGGATGAGATGATGGAGGTCTTCCCCTACATCGGCGGGGAAGGCTCGCCCGCCTTCCTGCGTACCTATGAGCGCCGGTGGGACATTGTGGATGACGTCCTGCACTACAAGTTCGACCTGAAGGTCTGGGTGAGCCGGGAGGAGGACGCCGTCCTGATGCAGTCCATCGAATCTTATACCGAGGAGGTATCTTGATATGGCAAGGAAACCCAAGGAGGCGGAGCGGCCCCCTGAGCCCGTCCGGGCCCAGGAGGAGACCCGGTACCCCGCCGCCGGCCTGTTAAACAGCAAATCTCTCTCCGGCTACCAGCGGGACTTCGCCAAGGTCCTGCTGACGGAGCGGGACTACACCCTCCAGGAGGCCAAAGCCGTTCTGGAGCGCTATTTCAACGGAGGTGATTCCTGATGGCAGGAGGCAACTGGTCCGGGCAGAACAAGGTGAGGCCCGGCGTATATATCAACTTTAAGAGCAGCGCCAGCCCGGTAATCAGCCCGGGCACCCGGGGCACCGTGGCCATCCCAAGGCCCATGTCCTGGGGGCCGGTGGCCCAGGTGATGGAGCTCCGTCCCGGAGATGATCTGAGGCCCTTCACCGGCTACGCATCCACAGAGCCTCAGACCCTGTTCCTCCGGGAGATGTTCAAGGGCACCAACGTGACAAGCGCCCCCACCAAGGTGCTGCTGTACCGCCCGGGGGCGTCCGGGGCGGCCCCCGCCACGGCGGAGCTTTCCTCCAAGACTGAGACCCTGGAGGGCGTGTCCAAGCTCCACGGGACCATCGGAAACGAGGTGGAGGTAACCTGCGCCCCCAGCGGGGACAAGTGGGAGATCGCCGTATCCGTGGACGGCACGGAGGTGGAGCGGAACACGGTGGCCACCGCCGCCGAGCTCTCCTCCAGCTGGGTGACCTTCAGTGGCACCATGGCCCTGGACAGCTTCCAGGCCACACTGGCGGGCGGAACCGACGGCACTGACGCCGTGGCGGCCACGGCGGAGCCCGTGACCGGTATCACCGCCACTGCCGCCTACAAGGGCGCGGTGGGGAACAAGCTGGCGATCAGCTGTACCGGTTCCGCCGCCCCCTATGAGATCACCGTCACCCTGGACGGGGTGGAGGTGGACAAGCAGAGCGTGACCACCGTGGCGGACTTCTCCTCCAAGTGGGTGACGCTTTCGGGCAGCGCTGCCCTGGCCGCCTTCGACGCTGTGGCTCTCGCCGGCGGGGCAGACGGCAGCTCCACGGCGGCTTCCGCCATCCTGATGTCCAAGACCACCGGCATCGCCATCACCGCCGCCTACCCCGGAACCCGGGGCAACGACATCTCCGTGGTGATTGCCGCCGATGTGGACAGCCCCGGCGGGTTCCTCCTCTCCACCCTGGTGGAGGGCGTGGCCGTGGACACCCAGGCGGTGGCGGATATTACGGACTTCCGGCCCAACGGCTGGATCACCCTCTCCGGCCCCGGCCCCCTGATGGCCGCCGCCGGCATCAAATTGGCCGGTGGGGCGGACGGAACCGTCCAGCCCTCCGCCTGGGCCGCCGCCCTGGAGGCCCTGGAGCCCTATACCTTCGACATCCTGGCCTACGACGGCGGGGACGATACCGTCCGGGCGGCCATGATCCAGTTTGTCCAGCGGCTCGCCGCCCAGGAGGGCAGGTACGCCCAGCTGGTCACCTCCGGGGCCGGGAAAGCGGACAGCCGGTTTGTCATCAACAGCGTGTCCGGCGTGGCGCTGGAGGACGGGACCGTCCTCACCCCCGCCCAGGTGGTGTGGTGGCTGGCGGGGGCCCAGGCCGGGGCCCAGTATGACCAGTCCCTGACCTACGCCGCCTACCCCGGCGCCGCCGGCGTCCAGCCCCGCATGACCCACAGCCAGATCGAGGCCGCCATCCAGGCCGGCGGCGTCGTGCTGGCCGGGGAGTTTGGCCAGGTGCGGATTGAGACCGACGTCAACACCCTGACCACCTACACGCCGGACATCGGGGAGGCGTTCCGCAAAAACCGCACCATGCGGGTGTGCAGCTCCCTGGCCAACGACCTGTACCGGGAGTTCTCCCTGCACTTCCTGGGCAAGGTCAACAACGACGAGGCGGGCCGGGGGCTGTTCAAGGCGGCCTGCCTGGACTACCTGCTGGCCATGTACAGCCGGGGCGCTCTCCGGGAGCGGCCCTCCGGCGGCGACGTCACCGTGGAGCAGGGGGCCAGCATCGACGCCATCGCCGTCACCGTCGCCCTGTCCATCGCCGGCAGCGTGGAAAAAATCTATATGACCGTTACGGTCTCTTGAGGGAGGTGTGAGCGATGAGTTTTCTTTTGGAGCGGGACACCATCAACGGCGCGTCCGGCAAGGCCTTTGTCACCATCGACGGCCAGGTCCATGAGCTGTTCGGGGCCAAGAAGATCCATACCCAGGCGGAGATCGCCTCCTCCGACATGAAGGTGATCGGCACCAAAAAGGCGCAAAAGAAGCCCGGGGCGGTGACCCAGACCGGTACTATGACCATCTACTACGGCACGCCCCTGTTTTTGGATATGGTGGCCCGGTACATCCGCCAGGGCGTGATGCCCTACTTCACCCTCCAGACCACCAACGAGGACCCCACCACCACCGTGGGGGCCCAGACGGTGGCCTACTACAACTGTAAGCTGTCCGGTACCATCCCCCTGTCCATCCTGGACGCGGACACCGACATGCTGACCATGGATATCAGCTTTACCTATGAGGACTTTGAGATCCTCTCCACCTTCCATACCCCGGCCCAGACCGGGACTTAAAAGGAGTGTGCCCGATGAGCAATCTCAGCGCCTTTTTGAACCCCGTCAACCCCGAGGAGACCCGGAGCGTGGTGGTCTCCCAGCGGTTCCGGGACGGGGACGGCTCCCCCGTCCCCTTTGTGATCCGCCCCATCACCCAGGAGGAGAACGAGCGCCTGACCAAGCTGTCCACCCGCACCGTGAAGGTCAACGGCCAGCCCGTGGAGAAGCTGGACAGCCTGGAGTACGGCCGCCGGATGGTGGTGGCCGCTACGGTAACCCCTGACTTCGCCAGTGAGGAAATGTGCGTCAAGTACGGCACCAGGGACCCCCTTGAGGTGCCTTCCAAGATGCTCTTGATCGGGGAGTACGCCAGACTTTCCAGGGCTATTATGGAGCTGTCCGGCCTTGATGACGACGTGGAGGGCCAGGCAAAAAACTGATGGCCGGGGAGGACCCGGACACTCTGCTGGCCTACTATATGTTCGCCAATCACGGCTGGGAGCCCAGCCGTGTGTCCAGGCTGCCTCCCCGGGAGAAGATTCTGGCGGCCCTGTTTGCCCTGAAGGAAATTAAATCCAGGCCCAAGCCGAAGGAGGGATGACCTGTGGCGGCAATCAGAGAGGAATTGGTGCTGGTTGACCGTTTTTCGTCTGCCTTCAGCCAGTATCTGAACTATCTGTCCCGGGCATCCGGGGCGGGGACAGCGGCCGCGGCCAGCCAGACCCAGTTCCAGGCCGCCGCCCAGGCGGCCAGCGGCTCATTGGATCAGATGGCCGGAGCTGGCACTGAGGCCGCGCAGGCCGTGGAGCGCACCTCCGACAGCCTCCAGCAGTCCAGCAGGACGGCCTCACAGGCGGCAAGCCAGCAGGAGCGGGTCAACCGCAGCTTCCAGCGGGGGCAGTCCTCTGCCGCCGGGCTGGAGCGCCGCCTGCTCAGCCTGGCCAAGGCATACCTGGGGGTGCGCTCCGCCCAGGCGTTTATCCGCCTGTCTGACACTCTGGTGGAGACCACCGCCCGCCTGGACCGGATGAACGACGGACTCCAGACCACAGCGGAGCTGAACCGGATGATCTACGAGGCCGCCCAGCGGTCCCGGGGCGCCTATCGGGAGACAGCTGATCTGGTCTCCAAGCTGGGCACCATGGCCGGAGAGGCCTTCAGCAGCAACGCCGAGCTGGTCGCCTTTGCCGAGCAGATCAACAAGCAGATGGCGCTGGCGGGCACCAATCCCCAGGGGGCGCAGGCGGCCATGCTTCAGCTGACCCAGGCCATGTCCTCGGGCGTCCTCCGGGGGGAGGAGCTGAACTCCATCCTGGAGCAGGCCCCCACCATCGCCCAGTCCATCGCCAAGTACTTAGGCGTGTCTGTGGGCCAGATGCGGGAGATGGCCTCACAGGGACAGATCACGGCGCAGGTAGTCAAGGCCGCCATGTTTGCCGCCGCAGAGGAGACCAACGCCGCCTTCTCGGACATCCCGCTCACCTTTGGCCAGGCCTGGACCATGGCGGGCAACGCCGCCGTGATGGCCCTCCAGCCCGCCATGGGGAGGCTCAACGACCTGCTGAACAGCGATTTGGGCAAAACCGCCGTCAACGGCCTCCTCTCCGGCTTCCAGCTGCTGGGCCGGGCGGCGGAGGGGGCCGTCGGCCTGATGGCCGCCGGGGCCCGGTGGGTGGCGGACCACTGGGAACTGGCGGCCACGCTCCTGCAATTCGCCGCCG